TCGATACGTTTGTAAGAAATGTGGAAGACCAAGACAAAGGATTACAGATAAGAATTATTTGCCTACAAGACCTGGATTGAATACTGGCAAAGGTAAGAGTGGAACCGATTCAGATCCGAATAAATCGTTACATCAACGAGACATTTCGAGGTATCGAATGCAAATTCAGTATAAAACTCTCAGTTGGACAGACTGTGGTTGCAATGCAGGATACGATAGTGGAGTCGTAATGGATATCTTCGCAGGAACAGGGACGGTTGGAATAGTTGCTGAACAAATGGGTTTCAATAGCATTCAAATAGACTTGAACAAAGAGTATTGCGAGATAGCATATCAGAGGCTCAAGCCCTTAGTTGCACAGACGAAATTGGGAAGAGAGCCTTCTGTGATTGAGCGAGTAGGATTTTAGGAAATCATGTAAAGGCTTTTTTAAATTCTAAAATTATAAAAATGCTAAAGAGAATTTATGGAAAGATGAATAGAGAGATTATTGATTGGGAACGAAAAGGGAATGTGGTTAAATTTTATCTTGGTAAAAATGGTGAACAGTGGGGTGATGATTGGGATAACGTCCCTTATGAACACAATGCTGGTCGAGTCTATGACGCATACATTGAAGGATATAAAGTTATTGCCTTTCCTTTTGAGTACAATATTTATGAACCTCGACAATTTTGTTCCAAAAAAGACTTAGTCAATAGAACTGTTCCATGTTTAATTGCATCAAAGAATCATTTTAACAGTTTCCAAGAAGCGTTAGGAGATAGAGAAGCAATAAAATTTTATTTTGGAGACAAAATGCCCGAAGAAAGGGTTAAAATAAAAATTGATGAAGATATACTTTGGAAAGAAGTAAGAACAGATAACATTAAAGGTAATATTTATTGTCCGATATGCGGCGAAACTTTGATAGTAATTCCGGCACCCTATGTGTTGTTTGGTTATTGTTCAACTTGTAGGAAATACTATGAGGCTGTGAAAAAAGTGTAGGAGATGTGGAACGCAATATAACGTCGATCAAATCCGTATTTGTGGTAAGTAATTTCTCTCTACGCTGAATGTATGCAGATGAGAGAACTTCAAGATGACTGGAGAAACTGATTGGGATAAATTATATCGAAAGTTAATCAATAGCGAATATCATTATTTTCACACAGATCGAGGAGTGATGCTTCTCGGGGACTGTATTGAAATCATGATGACCCTTCCCGATAAATGTGTAGATTTAATATTGACGGACCCTCCTTACGCATTAGGAAAGCAATACGATAACTATGAAGATACTAAAGAGAACCTCAAGTCTCTCATTCGGGAATTCATACCACAAGCTAAACGAGTAGCAAAGGTTATATTACTTACCTGTGGTCTTACCAACATTTCTCTTTATCCAGAGCCATACTGGATTCTCGCTTGGATATATAAGACAACAAACTCAAGAGGCAAGTGGGGATTTGCTCAATGGCAACCGATACTTGCGTATGGGAAAGACCCATACTTAACTCAAGGACTTGGAGCGAGGAGCGATATTATAGAGGCAACAGGTTTGGAAAACCAATCGTATGACCATCCATGTCCTAAGCCTCTCAAATTTTGGGAGAGGTTATTATTGCGTGGCAGTCCTAAGGAAGGAGAATTAATACTTGACCCGTTTGCGGGTTCGGGTGTAACCGCAGTAATATGTGAAAAGCATAATCGCAGATGGATATGTATTGAGATTTCTGAACATTATTGTGAGATAATTCAGGAGAGAGTATTGGGTCGAGATAAATATCAAAAGAGCTTAGAGGAATTTTAAAATGGAACTCGTGAATGCTTCCTTAATTGGTTCTCGGAAAAGAAGACCTTCTGTTAAGTTAAAATTTAGGGAAGGTCGTAATGTAGCTTATTCAGTGCGAAAGGGAGAGTATCCTTATTTTTATGTAAAGCCAGAGGAGGAAGTAAAGTTTCCTCACGTCTCACGGGAGACTGGTTTTGTTTCCTATGACGATAAGCCATTAGACAAAATTTCTTTCAATTCAATAGAAGACCTTGAAAGGGGAAAACGAAATGTCAGTTTTAGCATGGAATCTGACATTCCATACTTGACCCGTTACCTAATAGATTCAGGTTTAACATTTGGATTGAATAGAAGGATACTCTATTTTGATATCGAAGTGGAGAGGAGAAATGGCTCTCTCGATACTGAGCATGCTCCTCTCCCTATCACTGTAATTGATGCTTATGATAATTTTACTCAGCGGCATTATCCTTTCGTATTACGTGATTACGCAATAGAAGGTGTTAAAGCCTTTGTGTTTGATAATGATGAAGAGCTACTAAAGTCTTTCCTCTCGTTTTGTAAGACATTAGATTTCGATGTGATAATTGGGTGGAATTCATCACGCTTCGATTTAACTTACATGTATAATCGTGCTAAAGATAAAAGCATGTTTCGCAAGTATCATGATGCGTTCACGATAGGAGAGAGTCAGCCTTTAGACCTAATGAGAGCATATCGGGAGTTTGGTGAACGAGGAGGACGGTATTTCCTTGACCACGTTGCTTATCTTGTGCTTGGAAGAAGAAAAGACCCCGCTCTGCCTGAACTCCTTCACTGCATAGAGGACGTAACCCTCACAAAGGAAATAGATGAGAAGCTGAAGCTCTCTCAGTTGGTTTTCTCTTTCCAAAATCTTGTTCCTCTCAATACCATAGACATCATGAATAGGAGTAGCATTATTGAGGCGTATCTCCTAAAGCGATATCACAATAAATATGTGTTGCCTAACAAGGGACGAGTGAAGCATAAGAAATACAAAGGCGCATTGGTTCGAGAGCCTCAGAAAGGTTTGCATCGAGGCATTACTGTATTAGATTTCACTTCTCTCTACCCATCTATTGTTATGCACTTCAATATTTCGCCTGATAGGGACATAAGGAATCCAGGCATACTCACAGAGACCATAAAGGAATTATTTGAGAGGAGACTTGGATATAAGAAATTATACAAAGAGCGAGGAGATACTCAGAGTCAAATATGGAACACCTCGTATAAGTTCCTGCTCAATGCTTGCATAGGCATACTTGGGTATTCAAAGTCAAGATTCTACAATAGGAAGCTGGCAGCTGAGGTTACCGCTTATGAAAGGAAGCTATTAACTTACATCTGGAAACGAGTAGAAGATAGAGGCATTCCTATATTAGCTGGGGATACTGATGCCCTAATGATAATTCACCCGGAGCCGATAAAGATTATGAATGAACTAAATGAGGAATTACACAAAACATGGGGAGAAGAGTTTAATCTTGATATAGATAAGGAATTTGATGTTCTATTTCTTTACGATAAAAAGAAGAACTATTTCGGGATTACAAAAGACGGCAAGTTGAAAATAACAGGAACAGTAGTGAATAGAACGTCATGTCCTATGTATATCAGGAATGCTCTCATGTCAGCTTACGAGTATATACTCAAGAACAAATGGGAAGAATTGCGAGAATTAAAGTCTCGAGTGCAGGAAGAAATAAAGAAGCAAAATATAATGGACATAGCAGAATGGATACGCCTCTCTTCGGTTTCACCCAAAGTGCAAACTTCTCATCTCAAAGCCGCAAAGAATAGACTACGATTATATCGCATACCGTATTATGCTGGGGAGAAGCTTCCTATTATTCCCACTAAAGATAATTCTATTGGCTCTTTGGCTATTCATGAGGATATAATTGATGACCTTCCCGAAATAGATTATAAGAGCATCCTAAATAAATGGTTTTACGCTCCTCTAAAGGAAATAGAGGATATATTATCCCAAACCAACCTGAATAAATATATTGGAGGAGAAGAATGAGTCGTGTAGTATTAAATGGAGATTGGCATATTGGTCAAGGCGAGATTTCACCAGAGCGAATAAAGGAAATAATCAAAACGCATTGGCGAGGAGCTAAAGTGATTCTCATGGGTGATTTAATAGACGCTGGTCTTGCTAATGGGATGCAATTCGAGAATGAGTTACAGCCCCAAGCCCAATTACGCTGGATAAAGACAATCACAAAGGAAATCAATGTGGTTGCTTATTGTTTGGGCAATCACGAATACAGAATATTCAATCAGGTAGGTCTTAATGTCTATGAGGAATACTTAGGGAAGCCTTCACATGAAATAACAATTGATGGAGTAAAATTCTATTTCGCACATGGACGTAGCACAGCAATGGATATCTGGGGTGAACACAGGAAGCTTCTTCAATTTCTTGATGCTGATGTAATAGCGCTGGGACACAATCATGTTCTTGCTAAACTCGATGTATTACGAGAGAATAAACGAGTTACCCTCCTAAGGACTGGTTCGTTGGCAAGGGGATTACAATATGCAGTTGAGAGGTCTCTTCCACCAACTCTTCTCGGCTGGGCAGAATACGA